TACAACTTGGTATAATACAATACCAAATAATTTAAATATAGAAGTGCCAGACATAGGAGAAGGAGATCCCGAGCCGTTTTTGTGTGTCAATGAAGATGGAATTTATAGTATATCAATAACACTAATAATAGATACTGTAGCTACGACACCCTCTCTATTAGAATTTCAATTACTACATTATCCTACTGGTACAGGCGGCACCAGTAAAATAATAGTATTCTCAAATATGATTATGGATATAACTGGTTTTACTTCTACGTATGTCCCTTTAACAGGTAATTTTATAGTTGCTTTACAAGCAACTGAATGTATTGCTATTCAAAATGTATCGGGCGGACCAGTAAAATTAAATAGTACTGGATTTTCATTTATCAGTAGTATGGCCAATACACTTATTATACATAAAATAGCACCGTTGCCATAATTTATATTTTTGACATGCTCCAAATATATAACCTTCAAATTATAAAAATATACATAATTCGTACTTTTTAAATAAATATAAAATTATTTAAAAACCATTATATTCAAAATACGGCACTCAGTATAATTCCGGCTTGTACGATCGAATAACAAGCAATGTAAGCCCCGATGATATATCTATGTAAATAACGCATTTTGAATTCATTTGAAATCCATCTTCTGTCTATATCCGGCTCATAATTAATCACAGTATCATAATATACATATTCATCGGCATTATTTGTCCTTTTATATTCGGTAGAATAACTAGCTCCGATATACGAATATTCTGATGCGTCTTCAGATTCTAATGCTTTATAAGCTGCTAAATCATATGTTGTTGTGTCCATTTTCGCAACATTAAATACTAGTGCATTCTGCGTGATTGCATCAGGTTTTATAGAATTCGGGAAATCACTCGACAAAATTTCCGGCTGAATTTTTATAATGTCATCCAATTGCATTCCCGATATTTCGGAATTTATATAACGTTTTCGAATCGCCCCTGTCCTCTTATTTTTGTACAATTTGTATATTTTGAATGCCTTTGCAGTATTTTTGCGTGCATTCAACCGTATTTTATGCTCTGCTATCGCCATAATAAGTGAAATTCCAATGAATAAGATTGTCACAATAATAACCATCTCCATTGTCAAAATATAAGAAACCGACGGCAATGTATTCTGCATCGCAAACATTAATCCGAAAATTGCAATGAAAAAACCGATACCAGCAGACAATCTTGCACCCAGAGAATCTACACTTTTTAACAACAATGTTAGGGGAGCCAGAAATCCAACCGTTAAACTTGGAATTAACACACTAATTAGTACTTTTACAGGTACAAATCTATAATCAAAATTCATGACAATTTGTGGAAACTTTCCAGTCGAATACGTTACATCCCCAATCACTGCCGGTTGTACCATCAATGTCCAACTTGATGTTTTTTGCACCCCTGCTTCTATACTAAGCGGATTGTCAAAAAGCGACGAATATGTCATTTCTTCAATAGTGAGCCCATACGATTCGATGATAAACCGGAAGCTCAACACATTAAATGGAAAATCTCGAAGTTCGAGAGGATTTTTAAGTTGTGCTATTGTTTGTTGTGAATACAAAATAGTTCCATTGGGCCAAATTCGCAGAAAATTATTACCTTCTACATCAGATTGAGTGAGCGATTCACTATAATATGTATCTGGGAGCCATATATTCGCATTATCATGCTTTACAACAATATATCCGAGGGGTCCTGCAGTCGATTCATTGTAACAAAGACGAGGATCTGTCCATTTATGACGTAAAAAACCACCAATCTTGTAAACTTCGTCATTTGGAACAAAATCATAGATTGTCATTAAATGAAATCCAACCTGTACATTAATGGGATCGTCATTATTGTTATAAGGTCGAATATTTACATTATCCTGAGTGATGGGCCCTGCAATTTGCTGTATTGTATTTTTAATATCTGTATTTACACGCAAATTACAGGGAGCTGATATCGTATCGGCTACAAATAATGAAAAAAAGGTTAATAATACGGAGAAGGACAGCTTTTGTGTTGGCTGTGTCATTAAAGTGTTATAATTCTTAGGCGTTGAATATTTGTATATTGAATGATAGGTATACAAATATTTGAGTTGAACTTTACTACTACCTTTACTACTACCAATACCATAAATTATGAAATAAATTTAATAAACTATATTAAATCTAAATGCACAAAAATATGTATCAATAAGCATATGAAATGGGTAGTAAAGAATTGCTAGCTTCATCCCATGTACCAATATGTTTAACGTTTTCATAATCATAGATACGACCATATCCATCTTTATAAACATTGGTGCCATCAGCCAAGGTATGTTCTTCGATTTCTGATTCGCTGTCGCTGTCGCTGTATGATGGCGACGGAGAGGGTGTGTTTTCACCGCCACCTAATAATTCTCTTACAATTGGTATATCTGATTTTATATAATATTTCCAGTTAGATCTTTCCAGATATTCTAATGGTGTATATCCTAGATTGTTTGCAATACTAATGTCCGCTCCATTGTCTATTAATAATTTTATACTTTCGATGGTTGCGTCATTTTTAACAGCTGCACAAAATAGTGGGGTTTGGTCGTACTTATTTTTAGAATTTACATTGGCACCGCGGTCTATTAATAATTTCATTAATTCTATATTAGAAACGCCTGATCTACATCTAGTTGCCATATGCAATAATGAATCTGAATATGGTGTATAATTTACATCGGCACCAAGATCTATTAACATATTGAATATTTCCTTGTCTTCACTAGTAATTGGTTCATTGAAACGCGATTTTACAAAAGTATATAATAATTCAGTTGGATCATCTCCGTATTGCAATGCTAGTTTCAAATTTTCAACATTTTGATTTTTTGAAAATAATAATCTTAGTGGAGTATATCCCTCAGGACTTTTAATTGTCACATCTGCTCCATTATCTATTAATAATTTCATAACATCGTAAAAATTATCTGAATTCCAATGTCTATCTACCAATTTATGCAATGGTGTGGGCGTACATTCGCTAATAGTATCTATACCATTTATATCAACTCCATTATCTATCAATAATTTTATTAATTTGGCATCTAGAGGTTTTTTAAAAACTATCAAATGCAGCAAATTATAACCAGTAGGACTTGTGACATTTACATCTGCACCACGGTCTATCAACATTTTATAAAGGTTAAAATATTCAGGTTTATATTCACGAGTCATAATATATAATGGAGTTTTATAAGTATTTTTTTCTGTTACATTTAAATTTGCCTGTCCGCTCCTAATTAGCATATTTAATCTATGTAAACTTGGATTTGGTTTCTTTAATTCTTCAATAATTTGCAATCCAAGCGAGTTTCTAGTTTCTTGTTCAATTTCTTCTTGTACTTTTTCTTCAATGACTGGACCTACCGTTGTCTGCATTCTTTTGCTCGCTAATGCCAAATTTAAACGATCAGATTGTGACAAATTTGGGTTTTGGGCGATTTTAGCCCAAATTTCAGGCGGAAAATCCATATTGGCAGTCAATCCATGTGAACTAGCATATACATCGATGATTGTCTCTGCTAACTCATCAATATTGGATGCACTAAAATAATCAAGCATGTCATCCAAATTTTCATCAGAAATTTCAGATAAATTTTGAACAAATGCAATTTTTAAGTTCATTATTATATACCGTCAAAAAAGATCGTAACATATTGGAATATAATAATGAATACGGGGAATAATTGTAAAAAAATAGTAATAGCAACAACCGATGAAAAATTATACAAACATGGATCGATACCTGTATGGAATTTTCCGACCAATATATATGTCGGTGTAAAATGTATACATTCAAATCAAACAACGATTTCAGATAATGTAATTGGTACTGATATAGATTTTCATAAATTAACAAAGTTGCCGTATACTTTCGAATATTGTGATGCGCATACCCACAGTAATTGTTCAAATTATACAGTTGTGTTTACAACCAATCCATCAAGTACAAAAACCGACGATTATTTACAATTTGTATATACTGCAGACGGTAGCATTACTGATTCTCCGCATCATAGCCTGAAAACTAGAACTGACGGAACTTTTAATATCGAAATTGTAGATATTGATTTTGATGCAATTTTGAACGAAACCAGTATTTGGATACAAGGATCGAAATTAACGGGCGCATTGAAACCAATTGATGTCGATTTTGATGTGACGCGTGAAAATAATACTTTTTTTATTGCATTAGTTGGGGTTTCTGTTGTAATTTTGCTGTTTCTAATTATTCATTTGGCTCAATAATGTGTCCAGTGGTAGTGGTAATATTGGATCGGAATATAGTATACAACAGGTACATATACATAATATCGATATACGACTGGGGTCTGCTTCTTCTTTTTTGGTGATTTTTTTGGCGATTTAGGTGTATTTTTGGTGACATTGGCCGTACCATCACTTGTGTGTACTCTTTTATCGGACATTAACAAATCAACGACGTCTAAATGATTATTTTTGCGGGCTTCGCTCAACGGGGTGTCATCTCCAGCATTGGGGTCGATACGAGGATCCTCTAACATTATTTTCACAATGTTAAAGTGCCCATATTCTGCAGCCCATACAAATGCACGATTATTCCAATCTGTCGGATCGACACGGGAATCATCCAACAACATTTTAACAATGCCAGTGGCTCCGTTTTTTACAGCAGTCCTAAATAAATAATTATTATTTATCGACGGATCAAACAATTCTGTACCTAAATCCAATAAAGTAAGAGCTTCTGAATTATTTTTGTTTTTTATAGCTTCCAGAAAGGATTTATATGGATCGGAGTTTGTTGATATGATTAATCAAAGTATGTTTTTAGATAATAATGAACAAATTAATTCCATTTATACCGATTTTTATTATGCTGGGATTAGCTGCGATTGCTCTTCTTTTTTCGGTAGACAAGGCTCGTAAAATACCTAAAAGCAAAAATACTCCATCACACGCATTTTTATATTCTGTAGTCGCCCTCATCTGGGGTATTTTTGTGGCAACTGTCGTAATGGCCACTATAAAGATGAATGAAAAGGCGCTCGCCATATATTTGATTGTCTCGGGTGGTGTACTACTAGTGTGTTCGTTTGTACTCATGTATTTATATTCAGAATACAAAAAGGTATCATCGGGATCTCACAAAAATACCGACGCAAAAAGTGTCGCATCATTTAATATGGTTGCAGGAATATTAACACTCATGACTTCATGTGGAATGATTGGTATTGGTATTTGGATGTTGAAGCATCGCAAGGTTACGGTGTCCGGGGTTTCGTCTGCGTCATCGTCTAATATTACAGATATGGCCAAAAAATTAAGATTTAGTTCACCCGTTGTTACAGAAACAGTACAAGCACCCGTCACAACACAATTTACACCGGCCACAGCACCAAGACCCAATAGATTAACAGCTACACCAACTTATCGTCCACCTACCCAATTTGGTCAACTATAAATCATTAGGTATAATACCACTACAATAATTGATTATATATTCTATAATCAATTTTAAATTCAAAATAATAGTATAATTTATAAATTCAAAATTATACTATTATTTTTATGAACACAATAAATGACATTAGCGATGTTCGCGTGCGGCTTCGCACGCGTAGCAACGTGAACATTCGCTAGCGTGATTCACTGGGCCCAGTGATGCGCCCAGTGATAAAGTGAATTATATATTAATTTCATTAATATATACAACATCATGAAACCCCGAAAATTAAAACCTGCCGAGATTTCCGATATTTGTAAGGCGATAACTATTCAAAATTCAAATATATGTCTCGATAATGTTTTACGAATTCACCGTGATAAATTAAACGCCAAATTACAAACCATCAAAATAGTTCCAAACCGCATCCCTGATTTGAAGCACGAAATAGTAACTATGTTTTATAAATCAATAGTGGAATCTGGTGATGCAATTGGTGTCAATGCTGGTCAGTGTATTGGTGAACCAGCGACTCAAGGTGCTCTTAACACATTTCATCACACTGGAAGCAATTCAAAAAATGTAACTCTGGGTTTCAAAAAGGTAAATGAATTACTCAGTGTTTCAAAAAATATATCAAACAAATCATGTACATTATATTTTGAAAAAAACAATGAATATCCGTACGAATTATCAGAAACCGCGGATTCTATTCCATTTGTCAGACTTACTTCATTGTTAACTTCTCATAAAGTACTAGATTCGCATGATACTCAATGGTGGCATCGATGTTGGATGGAATTGTATGGAGACATCGACGCCGATGAGAATCCTATCGAAAATGATGACTATGTATGTATCCGATTGTCATTTAATATGAACCTTTTATACAAATATAAACTATCGTTGTCAAAAATAACACAAAAAATAACATCTCAGGCCGATTGTATAGGAATATATTCGCCGTTGGCACAATCAACTATAGACATTTATATAAATTGTAAATTCATCCCCGATAAATCGGACCGAACATTTTTTGTAACATCTGAAATAGTTAAATTAATTCTTGATGTTCATATATCTGGAATATCTGGAATAAAACGCGTCAATTATGAAAAAGTTGAATATGATGCATCAAGAATGGCCAAATTACAATTGGAAGGTCGTTCTATTCCTAAATCTGAATGGTCTTTGTATACAACAGGAAATAATTTTTATGGTGTATTGGGAATTAAGGGGATTGATTCCCAACGTACGATATCAAATGACGTTCGTGAAATTTGTGAAGTGTTGGGTATAGAAGCGGCAAAAACATTTTATGTAGAAGAATTTACAAAAGTAGTAAATGGAAGCGGGATTAGTGTAAACATGGTACATATTAATACTCTTGTTGACAGAATGACATATACCGGTGAAATTCGGGCAATTTCGCGTTTTGGTACAGAAGTATCGCAGAGTAATCCATTTACGAGAATTTCATTTGAGGAACCACTTCCACAAGTTATCACTTCTGCCATATTCTCAGAATATGACCGATTAAACGGAATCAGTTCCAATATTGTATTGGGTAAAAAAATAAGTGCTGGAACGGGAATGGTGAAAATTATAAATAGGGAGGTCGACGATGATGAAAGTACCGAGGTCAATGATACCGATGACCAAAATTGGTGGAAACAAAATAATACACCGGTTGCTGCTACGTTCGTATCATAATCACTGGGCATATCACTGGATATAATGGATTTGTAAATTTGGTTATATAAATTATAACCAAATTTAGATGAAAGTGAAAATAATATAGGCATATATATACATTGTACTTTCGGTGATGACTATAATTCAACAATTTTTTAATGCTGCTAAAAATGGTAATATTGAAATTGTAGAGCTCTTATTAACGGATCCGCGTGTCGATCCCAGTGATATACATAATAATGCAATTCGATTAGCTGCAAAAAATGGACATCTTGAAGTTGTAAAGCTCTTATTAACGGATTCGCGTGTCGATCCCAGTGATATACATAATCTTGCAATTCGATTAGCTGCACTATATGGACATCTGGAAGTTGTAAAATTATTATTAACGGATCCGCGTGTCGATCCCAGTGATATACATAATAATGCAATTCGATTAGCTGCAAAAAATGGACATCTTGAAGTTGTAAAGCTCTTATTAAAAGATCCGCGTGTCGATCCCAGTGATGCTGATAATTATGCAATTGGATGGGCTGCAAATAATGAACATCTTGAAGTTGTAAAGCTCTTATTAACGGATTCGCGTGTCGATCCCAGTGATGCTGATAATTATGCAATTCTATGGGCTGCACAATGTGGACATCTTGAAGTTGTAAAATTATTATTAACGGATCCGCGCGTCGACTTCAGTAATTTTCATAATGATACATTAAAACTAAATGTCATATTATTATTGACTGTTGTTTAATAATTTTGTCCATATAAACAATTATAACATTTTATAACAATGATGATGAAATTGTTGAAATTGATCCGACAACATTGGATCAATTTACAATTGTACCTACTTTGAAAATCGAATCGTGCCTATCATTGTTACCAATCATAATGACATTTATTTATGACGCAGTTGTTGAAAAAACACCCCAAAATACTACATCAACCGGACCTCGTCCTCGGCTGGTTTAAATATATATCATGTTATATAGTAATATTATAAACTATATAACATATAAAATAAAACTCTAATGACTGGGCACTGCAACGCCCAATGATTAGAGATTTGAACCTATCAATGGGCGTAAACGGGCTGTTACAACATCTCCGTAAATTAGATGAATCGATTGTCAATAAAATGCCCCTTGATACTTTTTCAGGTAAAAAGGTAGCAGTTGATACTTCTATTTTCTTGTATAAATATTTATGTGTGTCTTTTCAAAGTGATGAACCTATGATTATGCATTTTTGGAGATTCGTTCGTGGACTTCAAAATAACGGATTACGTCCTGTTTTTATTTTTGATGGAACGCCTCCCGATCTCAAAAGTTCCACACATGCTGCCCGATCCGAACAACGACAAAAAACAAAAGCAAAAATTGCCGAATTAGAAGCATTTATAGCGGATCTCGAGTCCAATGTACAGATTGTGCCGCCTACAACTCCTTCATTTTTGAATTTGTCAGCTGGTATCTCTCGATCGGATCTATTGGAACTGTCCCGCGACAAACTAAAAAAATTAAATAGTCAGTGTATTAGTGTAAAGCCTTCCGATATCGACAATGTCAAAAAATTACTAGATTTGATGGGAGTTGGATGGTATATAGCAACCGGTGAAGCAGAGCGCACTTGTTCATGGTTGTGTGTACACAAATATGTAGATGCCGTTTTGACAACAGATTCCGATGTATTAGTGTATGGAGCTCCAACTTTTATCAAAAGTGTATCGGGTGGTGATTGTGAAGTTGTATTTTATGACGTTGTACTCGAATTATTGGATTTGACGCCGTCACAATTCCGTGATTTCTGTATTATGTGTGGTGTCGATTACAATAAACGCATCCCGAAAGTAGGACCCGTAAAATCCCTAAAATTGCTCGGGGAGTATACAGATTTGGATGGGATTGCGGCCAAAGGTATCGATACCAGTAATTTGTTATATCCGGAATGTAGGGCACTTTTTACATTGCCCGATCGCGAACTTATTGATTGCGCAATATCTGGATCAATGACGTTTGAAGTATCGATTGGTGATCCAAAATGGTCAGAACTCAGAGAATTCATGACTGAATGCGGTGTACAAGAATGGATTGTAAAAGATATCGGAATAAACGACGAAGATGAATACAAAAATAGATTTAATGTAGTGGTTGTAAAGGACGAACCTGCCGGAATCACTGGTCCGGTGAAATTATCGGATACTTCTCCCGAATCTCCTAAATCTGTAAAATCTACCCCAGAATCTCCAAAAAGTGACAATGACGACAATACCAGCTCAATCGATGAAGTAACCGATCAATTAGCAACAATAACCATCGAATAACTCAATTTTATTATTGTATTAATATTGAATCAATACAATAATTTTAATACAGTTGTTATACAAGCAACATCAGAATATTCATTTTTATGTTTTTAATATCGATATCTTGGATATTTGATGAAAATATACGCGGATCCGTTAATAAAAGCTTCACAATTTCAAGATTTCCATTCCTTACAGCCCATCGAATTGCATCATTATTACAATCATTGGGATCGACACGCGAATCATTTAATAAAAACTTCACAACTTCCAGATGTCCAAATTGTGCAGCAGCTCGAATGGCAAAATTACTATTAGCACTGGGATTGACACGCGGATCCGCCAATAAAAACTTCACAACTTCCAGATGTCCAAATTGTGCAGCCCATATAATTGCATAATTATAAAGATCACTGGGATCGACACGCGGATCCTTTAATAAAGCTTTTACAATTTCAAGATTTCCATTCCTTACAGCCCATCGAATTGCATCATTATTACAATCATTGGGATCGACACGCGAATCATTTAATAAAACTTTTACAATTTCCAGATTACCATTTTCTGCAGCCATTCGAATTGCAAAATTATTTTCATCACTGGGATCGACACGCGGATCCCCCAATAAGAGTTTTATTACTTCCAGATTTCCATCGCTTACAGCCTCAATAAATAGTTGTTGATTGTTGTCTGCCATTACTTCTATTGTGGTGTAACTATTTAATTTTTTTCACTTTTTCTCACAATTATTTAACACACAACATAAGAGTTTATTAACGTGACTATATTAAATTTATTTATAAATTTTGTAGTATCAATTGTAACGATCGCTACTATATTTGATAAAAATATACGCGACCCCCTATAATAAATTTATTTTTCATTTTGACACAATAATCGGTTTAATTTTAGTTTCATTCCTTTCTATTTCTGCTTTTGTTAATTTAGCGGACGCCAATTCTTTACAAATTGATGGCGCATCGAGGTGTGGTAAAATTGGTTCTGAATAAATGTACTTTTCACCAGCAACCACATCCAATTCAAATTCGGTCGGGAAAAATGACGCCAATATACCCGATTTTTGTAGTTTTGCGTATGTTTTAGGGAGTAAATCAGAATAAGCCGGTGGTACAATCATAAACAATTGTTGTAATGGCGTGAATGGATTACTTTGTTGTAATTCGATTGTCGTGGGCAATGTCGGTACCCGTCGCCGTATATATTCACACAAATCCGACGCAAACGGGGCACATCGATGTGAAAATGCATAATTCCAATCAACGCGCCCATTTATATAATATTGCATTGTGAAATTTAGACTCATTAAGTAATCTGTACACAATGTGTCTACGTTTTTTACTCCAAAATACCCATAAAATTGGCGTTTCCATGTAGCCGCATCTTTAAAATAATTTATTTTGTCAAATTTGTGATTATGTCGGGAATATTCAGGGTTAAATCGACTATAATACTCTTCGTGGTCATGGCGTGAAACTGCAATATCATGGGTCTCCATTTCAGATTCGCGATCAAATCGGTGAGCGGGGCGTTCTTTACGGATTCTGTGCATTTTTTTCTGTTGATCTTGTAATTTTTTTTGTTCAGTGGATGCAAGATCGGCGAGCAATGTAGCAAATACATAAAAATTGATAGAACCGTCGAGATTAACAATCCAAGATTGGGAATCCGATGATTTTATGCGGTTGTAACTTTTACTCAATGACCGCATTTGATCTTTTCGCATTGCTAAATATGAAATGGGGGTCACAAAATCATTTCCTTCAAGTGCAGTCAAAAATACATAATCTAAAACGGATCGGATGTCGCTATCGCTGTTAGTTGTAATGGACAATACATCACCATTTAAAATAGCTTTTTTGGTTTCATGTATGTCTACATAAATAAAATCCGAATTTGGATATTTTTCGCGTTCTAATTCGCTCATTGGGGGTCTAATTACGCGCAATCCGGTTCCCTTGCATATTGAAATCAACAATACAATAACATCAGCATCCGGACTGTAAACTGTATCCACGTGGGTGCTGCCGGAACTTTTTAACAAATCCATATATTTATGTTCACCTTCTCCGGGAATTCGTGTATCACTCAATATAAATTCGATTGGGGTGTCGGTTTTTGAGAGATGCTTGCTAAATTTCCCGGAACGGATTGCACATTCAATATGTTTGGACATTTTCGCCATAAATTTGGTTCCTGGGGATATTTTGATTTTGTTAAAGGAGGGGCAGGAATTATTGGTGCTTTCGGATGCACTTTTAAATCGACGACCTCGTGATTGTACCATTTTTGCAAGTGGGACAGTTCCATCAAATGCAATATATACCATTTTTTTTGGACGCACAACACTACATATCAGTTTTTGTAAATATTGAACTGTATATTTTACAACTAAATTATCAATTTGGATAGTTGTTTTTGTCTGATAATCGGATTCACTAATTTTACCCAATTGTCCGTAAATAATGGAATTGAAATCGATAAACAATCGATCAGTGTCGACATTTTTTCGCCAATAATGCGCAGATGGGTGATTTTGGAGAATTGTTCGAAAATATGAAGGGATACCCATGATTTTGTGCGGTTGATATTGTATGTGGACAATTGAAAATAGATCACTTTGTCACTGTTAGCGTAATGCAGCTCTTCTAATGAAATTTTCGAGATTATCTTCTCGTACCCAATATGGCACTTCTATTAATTTTATACCGTATTCTCGGCATTTTTTACGTTTCCAGTCATCTCTATGGACTTGTGCATAAAATTGTTGTTTGTTTCTGTGGAAATATTTGGTGTATTTGTAATGCTGCTGTCCATTGTATTCAAGTGCTATCCGTAGTTCCGGATTATAACAATCGAGTTCGAGATTTTTCCCCGTGCGCGGATTTTTAAGAAAATCGGGGCGCACCGATGGAAATGGTCTTCCATACATTCTTTCTATTATAGATCTGCATATTTCTTCTGTTTTATTGTATCGAGGACCTCTTCGACCCCGCGGGCCGTGATGTCGTTGACGTTTTACACCAAAGATCCAATTATAAGCAGAATTACCAACCGATTCTACTGCGTCAGTATCCAATTCTACAGGTTTCCTATTAATACGCATAATAAACCAAAATCCAAATAATAACAATCCAATTAAAATAAATCTGGCAATCCATTTCATCGAATCACCTCCACTTAATAAATCCATTAATAATTGTAAATGTAATCACTGGGCGCATCAATGGGCGCAGTGTGAAAGTGAATTATGTCTGAATAATCGTACCCATATATAAGTTCCAATGGCTGAATTGCTCAATGAATCGCATCCTCAATCTGACCATCCATCGAGTGTTAAAATAGCTCTAAAACCGCATCAATTAGCCGCATTGCAACGCATGACGGATTTTGAACAGAAAAATCTCGAAAATCTCGAAACGAATGTCGGTATTTATGGTGATATTCCTGGTTATGGCAAAACAATGACCGTACTATCATTGATTTGTAAAGACAAAGAATCAGGATATTCAAATATAGGCCAAATGTCCTCTAAAATCCGCAGTTATACAAATTCTGATTATGGTATTATTCAAAAAATTCCTAACCTGGAAGATACTACTGAACACGATATGAAAACTACACTTATCTGTGTTCCCAAAAATATGATTAATCATTGGTATTCACAAATTCGTGACTATACTAATTTGAGCGTCCTTGTTGTTCATAATGATAAGGCATATAATTTAGCATTTAATCCACCAAATAAAAATGACAATGATATCAAAAATAATATTACGAATCATGATATTCTGCTGTGTTCCAACAACAATGTATATCTTAAACGAATTTGGAGGCTTTTTCATTCAACCCAAAATATGTACAGTATTTGGCGCCGATTTATAATTGATGAAGCTGATAGTGTTAATATTCCTAATATGCCACACATCCATTCTAAATTTGTATGGTTTGTAACAGCTACATATTCTAATTTGAGAAATGTGAACAACAACGGTTTTATTAAACAATTTTTCGGAAGATACTATAGCATTCCTCACGATATGCGCGATTTAATCCTTGTAAAAGGAAGTAATGAGTTTGTAAAGAAAAGTTTTGAGATTCCAGACACTGTCACCACTGTAATCGAATGTTTAGAACCATCTTACTTGCGTTCGGTACGAGGATACTTAGATTCGAGAATCGTCGATATGATTAATTCGAATGATACAGAAGCAGCAGTAGAAGCACTCGGAGGTACTGTAGGAAGCGATGACAATGTTATTTCTCTCATTTCTCGATCCATTGACAACAAAATCATTGCTTTAGAATCTAAAATTGATGCAACTACGCGTATGAACATTTATGTAGCCGAAAAAAATAAAAAACTTGAAAAATACAACGAACAAACCGAAAAATTAAAAGCCACAAAGAATCGTATGATTGAAAATATCAAAAATGCAGTAGATGGATCAGATACGTGTTTTATTTGCTTGGTTAAGCCCATTGAAAAACCCACCCTTATGAGATGTTGCTGTAATCTAGCATGTGGACAATGTATTCTTACATGGAAAACCGACAATCCCAATTGTCCATATTGTAGAAGTGCGTTGTCCGCATCAGAATTATGTACAATTGGAGGTAATGAGGTCGACACAACCGATGAACCCGAATCCCCCAGTTCTGAAATCGGACCCATGCAACACAAACCACAAACTCTTGCTGCCATTGTCAAAAAATACCCAGAAAAACGATTTTTGATTTTCTCGGGACGTGATTATTACAGTTTTTGGTCGGAATTGTTGAATAATAATATTGACACTGGATCTCGGGATCGTATCAATGACAATATCAACAAATTTCGCAAAGGAACATTGAATGTATTATTGTTGAATGCACGGAATTACGGTGCTGGTGTTGATTTGCACGAAGCAACCGATGTAATCTTTGTACAGAAATTGTCGGAGGATTTGGAAAAACAAGCGATTGGACGGGCTCAACGACCAGGACGCACTTCACAATTAAAAATCTGGAAATTATACCATAACAATGAACTATAATCACTGGGCGCATCACTGGGCGCATCACTGCGCCCAGTGAGTGATCTTAAATGATGACATGGTATAATGATGGCAATGGTTGTCGAATCGAAAAAGGATCCAGTTTCACTGGTCGACGAATTATTTGTTACAGATTATTCCGACAAATCAATTATTGTAACCGGCAATACCATTCCTCATTCGAATAATTTAAAAAAATTAGGTGGAAATTACAATCCAATGTTAAAAACCGGTGGCGGGTGGATATTTGCCAAATATAGAGAAGATACGGTGCTCGATTACATAAAAACCGGAAATGTGGCACCATTAATTTCAAAAAACTACAAACAAGAAATACTCAAAAAAACAGATTTAGCAGTTTTAATATTCAAAGACCTAAAAAATGCATTTGAGGTCGACGAAGAATACCGGGGAGACATTATTTTGGCAGTTTTGAACGAATACGAACAAAAATATGTTGGCGGGAGCGGGAAATAACGGGAACAGAGAATTGTTATGATTTAGAAATTATAACAATTTTGACAAATTGAAAATTTAGGCAACAGTAACGGTGACGGTGCCGCTTCCAGTTACAGAAAATTGAATCTGGCCATCTTGAACAGATAGACCTGTAGGTGATGTAAGACCTGTTCCTGATAATGTGACATTTGTTCCACTTGCTACAACAAAAGGGTTTACAACAGTTACAGTCTCAGTACCTGCACCAGTTACGTTGAAAGTATAAGTACCTTTGTATGGCATATTACGATTATCAACTGCAGCATCACTATCAACATCAACACCACGCTGAGCGGCGCTAAATCCATAAGCGGCGGTGACTTCACTAGCATTTACAGCATTTACAGAGTTAAAAGTTTCATCCTTGCGAACCAACATTAAATATACACAAGGTTTTTTTTATAGATTTTATTTCTTTAAACGGCATCGCCGCTCAATTAACGCAATAAATGAAGACAAGAGTCACTGCGCCCAGTGATGGTGCTTAGTAATAAATCCCAATTATAATGGTTGGTTCAAAGAGACCCATAAAAAAAATAGCTATCAAGGAATTCCAGCTTGACAAAATGCATCCTCACAGTAAGATTGTCATTATTGGGAAGCC